ACTTACGTCGGGTGCTTCCAATGTGTTGATCGGCAGAGATGCTGGTGTGAACTTAACAGCGGGCGCAGAGAATGTCGCCATTGGTCACGGTGCTTTAGATGCCGCCGACACCGGCACAGCGCGAACCTCTAACGTCGCCATCGGTGTACACGCGCTTGGTGGACAGGCTACTAATGTTACTTACTGCGTAGCAGTCGGCCACAGCGCACTCAAAATACAAAACGCCGACGTAAAGAACACCGCCATTGGTGGACTTGCGGGTGATGCTATTACGAATGGGGAGAGTAACACACTTGTTGGTTATATGGCGGGTAGCGGAGTTTCGGGTGGGGATTTTAATACCGCCGTTGGTCATAACGCATACGCTGCTGGAACAGGATCGGAGAACGTGTGCATTGGCGGCAACGCGGGTGATGCTGCGATGACTGGTTCTTACAACACTTGCGTGGGAACTTCTTCTGGCACGGCACTTCTAGGTGGCGATGGTAATGTGTGCTTTGGCAAGGCTGCTGGCGCGGCAATGACCACCGGCGATTACAACATCGCCATTGGGTATGAAGCTGCTGATGGGATATCTGGTAATGCTGACTTTAATATCGCTATTGGCAAGGGTGCATTAGGCGGCCCAACTGGTGCGACTGTAGGCTGCATTGCTATTGGTGCGAATACGCTTCTCGCACAAAACGACCCAGCCGCGATCAACTTGGCTATGGGTTATCAAGCCGGTCTGGCAATCACCAGCGGCACACAGAACGTGCTGATCGGCCACCAAGCGGGGAGTGCGATTGCGACTAGCGCTCAATCTACGGCTGTTGGCTACAACGCGCTGAAAACTGCAACAGGTGGTTTCAACACGGCTATCGGAGATCGAGCGGCCAGCAATATCCTCGCTGGCGCAGATAATGTTGCGGTTGGTGCTTCTGCTTTACTGACTGCTGATGGAGGCGAGGGTAAAAATACGGCGATTGGTACGGCTTCGCTGTATGCGTTGGACAACGATGCTTCCGATGGCAACGTGGCGGTTGGTCAAGAAGCTGGTCGTTACTACAACGATGGTGGTAGTAATACGGCACTAGAACAAGCCGACAATTGTGTACTCATTGGTCATTTGAGTCGTACATCACGAGATGACGCATCAAATCAGATCGTTATTGGTTACAACGCGCTGGGGATTGGCAACAACACGATTGCGTTAGGCGACACGAACATCGGGGCTATCAAAGGCCAAGTAGATTTCGCAGCGTACTCGGACAGGCGCATCAAGCGTGACATCACCAATTGTGACACCGGCTTGGCACTCATCGAGAAGTTGCAACCCGTCACGTTCAAGTTTGTTAATTCAGCCGACTATCCAGATGAGATTGCTGTTTCGGTTTACAAAGAATCGACCCGCGAAGAACTCGTCTCCCCAGCAGTCGAAGCGGCAGAAGCCGTTTACGAAACTGTAGTCGTGCAAGAAGCGCGTGATGCGGTAGCTGAAGAGACACGCGACGAAGTTCACGCTGCTATTGAAGAAGTTACGGAGGAAGTAACGATCCCCGCAGTCGAAGCGGTGTACGAAGATCGTGTGGTCGTTCACGCTGAAGCCGAGCGCACGGAGACACGCATCACGCAAGAAGCGCGTGAGGAGATTACGTCTACGCGGCACAAGCACAGCGAAGTAGAAGTCACCGAGACTGTCACCCGCGAAGAGATTGTGTTGGAAGACGGCAAGTACGTTCGCAAACAAATTTCAGAAGAAGTCACGCGCACCGAGCGCACACCGTTGTACGAAGAGTGTGACTTGTACAACGAAGACGGTTCAATCTGCACGCATTGTGTGACGCCAGCAGTTGAGGCGAAAGATGCAGTTGTTGACGAAGACGGTAACGAGATTGAACCGGCTGTCGAAGCTGTTGCCGAGGTTCGTGCGAACGACGTTCACAAAGTGCCGGTGATGGAGTCGTACATCTCCCAAACCGCACAAGAAGAAGTCACCGAGACAATCGTCACGCCAGCAGTCGAAGAAGTGACCGAGCGCGTGTTGGTCAGCGAAGCCGTTGCAGAACGCACCGAGACGCGAGTGGTTGTTGAGGCGAAAGACGAGTGGACAGAGACGCACATCACACGACCGGCTGAAGCGGCCCGTGAAGAAGTCACAGAACGCCGATTGGTGAGTGAAGCGGTGGAAGCTGCTGATGCAGTCTACGAGACGGTCACGGTTCCCGCTGATGATCGACCGGCAGACGATGACACGGTGCGGCTTGGTTTGATCGCGCAAGACGTACAGACCGCGATGACTGAAGCCGGTGTGGAGTTCGACATTGTGAACGAGTCGCCCAACGGCAAGCTGTCGTTGAAGTATGGCAACTTGGTAATGCCGCTGATTAAAGCGGTGCAGGAGTTAAGCGCACGGGTGAAGACGCTTGAAGGATAATTTGGCTATGGCTAAAAAAGAAACAGAAACAGAGCAGAAGACCGTTGTTATCAATGGTGAAGAACACAATGTAGCCGATCTCTCTCCGGAGCAGATTGGGCTACTCAACCAAGTCGTTGATCTCGACGGCAAGATTGGTCAGATGAGTTTTAGTCTGGCCCAGTATCAAGCGGCGAAGGGGTTCTTTATGGCCCAGCTAAACGCCAGCTTGGAACAAGCCGATCCAGAAGTGGAAGCGGCAAGTGGCGGTGAATGACCAATCATCTAGACGCAGCGCATATCGAGCGACTCGCCGAGCAAGCGGTCGGCCATTACGGCTGGCTGCTGCTGGCGGCGTTCGCTGCGTTGATGGGCAAAGATGTGTTGGTGAATTTCGTGCAGGGGCTGGTCATTTACTGGGGTAGCGATTTCACGAATGACGAGATTTTATACATCAGCGGACGGCAAGCGCGGGTTATTCGGCTTGGACTTACATCGACCACGTTTTTTATGACCGACCGCTCCACTAAAATGCTCGTCCCAAATTCGCAACTCAAACAATTGACGATTGAAAAGAAACTGCCGGTGAACGGTGGAGAACCATATTTGCCGAAAGGCTCCGAGATGGGCGCGATGAAAGTGGAAATATTAGACGAGAGCGGTTCTACAAATCCATGAAACGAATATTGATAATAACCGCAATGTCGGTGCTGGTAATATGGGTGGGTGCTGGTTGCAAAACTTCCAGCGGGTCGTGGGAGATAGACAGCCCGTTCATCGACATCGAGTACACGGCTCCGCAGCAATGAGAGCTTTGGAGATAATTGATTTGGATATAGCAAAAGTTTTGGGCGCTTGGACGCTTGGTGTTGGCAATTGGATGTTGAAGATCGACACCGTACTTCACATCACCGTGAGTTGTTTGAGTATCGTGTACATCAGTTTGAAGATTTTAGAGTGGTATAAGAAAGATAAGTAATTATGGAGAAAATAAGCGGTAAAAAAACGTATACTATGGCGGGTGGAGCTATTGCTGTAGCGGTAGGAACTTGGTTGCAAACACCGGAATTGATGCCCATGTCAACGATGATCCAGATTGTGATTACGTCGTTGCTTTCGGTGTTCATCAGAAGCGGTGTGAAGAAAGCAGAAGTTGCAGCGAGCGAATAACAGCGAAGCAATATGGCCGACATTCAAATCAGTTCGTCGGATGAATTATCGACGGGTGTATCGTTAACTCCCGCGAACTTTCATAATCTGATCAACAACGCCACCGTGCAATCGGGGGTGATTGGTGACAAGACTGCGACGACCACGCTTGAATCGTCGGACGAGTTGCTATTGAAGCAAGCCAGCAGCAGCGCACTCCGCAAAGTCACTTGGGCAAATTTGGCGTCAGAAGTGTCGGCTGATTTTGCGCTTGGCGCTGACAGCGTTGACGAGACGAAATCTGATTTTTACGCCAACTGGGAAAACGGCAGCGCCGGAGCGAGTGGCAAGACGAAAGACAATTTGGTAACGGCTGGTTATTTGCCGGTATCCAAGCTGACCACGTCGCAGCATCCGGTCATCGATGTGATGGCATACGGAGCGCTGGGAGACAACACCGGCACAGTTGTGGCGCAATGGCTAACTGGCGGCACACACGCTCGCGGGTACACCAACTTGGCTGGTATACAAGCGGACTACCCGTGGGTGGAATCGCTGTTTGACACCATTGACTTCGCGGCATGTCAGAAAGCTCTGGACGTAGCGTGGCAGCTAACCAGAGCGACATACGGCAAAGCGGAAAACACATCGGCTGGCGGGTTGCTGGGGCAAGACAGTTCCAGTAGCGAGTTATCCAAGACTGGGACAGCGCGTTCGGTGACGGTGCATTTCCCAACTGGCTGGTACAAGATCAACAAAACGCTAATTGCCCCACCGCGAGTGAACATCAAAGGCGATGGCGGCAAGCACACGACAATCCGTTACACGGGGGATCGGTACGACAACGCTGGCATCCGGAAAACGTCTGGGTACACCGACTCAATCACCATTGGCGGTGTGGCACACACATTGGCGCGTGTACTGGACGACAAGAAGTGGAAATATTACAACGACAACGTCGCATACAAGCTGCCAAAACGACGTGACGGAATGCACGTAATCATGTTGGTGCGCGACAACTTGCCGTACACGCACGCCACGGTGACGCTTGGTTTGTACAACGGGGTAGCCACCGTCACATCCACGCAAGCAAGCACCCCAACATCCGCATCTTTTTCGGTGAACAACGGTGCTGGCTACGATGATGGAGACACATCGATTGCGTATGACGGCGGCAGTTCAATTTCAGCGAGCGTGCTTCATTTTGAAGGGGGTAGCAGCTACACATCAACGAACAGTTTAGCTGCTAGTGGAACAGCTACCGGCGGTGCGCTGGATGTTTTGGAGTCTGGCTATTTTCAGACCGGAGTAATTGACAACGAGAAATTCTACCAGCAAGCCACGCTGACAGTTGCCACCAGTCACCCGCGTATTTACCCATACACCCGAATCAATTTTCCGAGCGGCGTGTTTGTGGTTACAGCAGACGCAGCAATCGATGCTGGCACGCTCACCGGATATGTGGAGTCGGGAACCATATCGAACACGCACGTTGGCACGATTGATATTTACTCGCAGGGATTTAATCCGGCTGGCACAGAACAAGACGGTGACGAAAACTTGTCTGCGGCTTTAGACCGCGTTCACGATTATGACGGGGAGATTAGTGGTATCCAGTTAAGCAGTTTGGCGTGGGACTACAGCGTTGGGTTATGGCTTCCTGGTTATCAACATGACAATATTCGTTACAACGACTTGATATTTAAAGGCTATGGGTCATTTGACAAAGACACTCACATAACCGAGACAGCGCCACGCATGTCCACACAGGGGATGATCGGTTGCATGTTGAACAATGGTAGCAACAGTTTAACCCGTTGTTACGGCAAGAACTTGCATTGGAGTAACTGCACGTTTGAAGCGTGCTATGTCGGGTTGATGTTCGCATCCGGCAAGGGGTGTCGTGTTGACGGCAACCAGATGTGGGACAATCGGTTTTGCGTACGCATGGGTGGAATGTTCCACACGATTTGCGATAATCGCATTGATAACTATAGCGGTGAAGACATGGACGGGGTGCATGACTATATCCCGTTTGCCATTGGCGAGTGTGCGATTTACTTGCGGAAGCCGGTATGCTGCGTAATCAGCGCAAACACCATCCACCAGACCCAGCGTGCTTTTGAGCTTTATGGATGCACGGGGGTGAGCATCTCCGGTAACTCGATAGCCGTACCCGATCCGGCTGGGAGAAACACTTACCACGATTACACGCAAGCTCATGGGTTCATACTGAAAGCCAGCGGCGAGACGTACAGCTACGGTGGCGAGGGGCAAGCAGCCGTCCATAACACGGGGTTAATGTTGTCCAGCAACTCATGGATGTATACCAACTACACGCATGGAAGCGGTTCTTTCACTTCTAGTCCGGTGCATTTGGACAGAATTGGTTCAAACATAATTTACGGCAGAGCAGCTTGTAACGGCTACCAGCCGCACAGCGAGCCGACAAACTTTTTGCTTTCAACAACTGACGGCGGTAGCGGTGCGTCGTCATTGGCAACATTTCCAGTAGCGTGACCAAATCGAACATAGCAAACTACGTCGGCGAGAAAGTCCATAGCACGGACGACGACAGCCAAGCTGTTTTCAAGACGTTCGTGGATCGTCGTTACGAGATGATCTGGAACGCGGAGCTATGGCGCGAGTCGCTTGGCACGGTGAGCCAGACAGTTGCGTCCGGAGTAGACACGGTGTCGCTATCCACCACGATGGATTTTCCAGTATCAGCGTACTGGGATGAGCGCGAGATCACGCCGGTAGATTATCAGCGTGTGTTCCAGATGAACCCAGCGTTGCTTGCGGAGACGGGAACGCCGACAGACTTTATCGTACTGCCAAAAGTGACCAGCGCCAGCGGCACTTATTCGCAGATCAAACTGCTACGCATACCGGATGACGCCAAGACGTTGTTGGTGCTTGGTAAACTGTACGTCACGGAACTTGGTGACAACGACAGTCCCATGTTGAGCGGTGTGGACAACACACTTGTGGCATTTGTGGAAGCTGATGCGCTGGAATATTTACAGCAGTACGCGAAAGCCCAAGCGAAGCTGCAAGAAGCAGCGGCACACTTGCAACTCATGCGCGACATGGAGAAGCACCAGAGTGCGCGGGTGCAGCAATTGGTTCCGGATGTGGAATCGGCGTGGGGCTATAATGATTTTAACTGATGCCACGCTACGCGTCCAACTTGCTTGATGAGCCGCTGATATTCGATAACTCGATTTCGTTTATCGGCGGTCAAGTGAGTGGTGTCCGTCCGAATTTACTGAACCCCAACCAGTTCTCTGACGGCAAAAACGTGGACGTAGACACGTTCGGGACAGTTGCCACGCGTAAAGGCACGGTGAAGTTCCCGTCCACGGCACACTCTACGAACATACAGGGGCTGTCGTATTTCGATAACCCAACGCAGACGGTGGAGAGGCTGGTGAGCGCGACTGACGGTAAGCTGTACCGCTGCGACGTGGGCGGCACTAGCTGGACGCAGTTGACGGGTGCGGTAAACACCGTTCACGCCACCAACCAAGTCGATTTTGTGCAGTTAGTGGACAAGATGTTTGTGACAGATGGAGCGAACACCATGCGGATGATCACGAACGACGCCAACAGCACAGTTCCGTCCGCTCATGGTTTAGCGTTCACAAGCGTCACATCGCACACTAACCGCTTGTTTGGATTCGGGGTGACTGGGCAACCCAACGATGGGTTATGGGCGTCTGATATTCTGGACGGCACAACGTGGAACACGACCACCAACCAGATACGGATTGGTGGGCATAGTGGCGATCCAATACGTGCGCTACATTCGTGGCACAATTTCAATCTATTGGTTTTCAAGGAGCGCAGCATATACATCGTCAACACAGACCCGTCGCTGTTAATTGCTGCCAACTGGGAGATCAAAAAAATCAGCGACAGATTTGGCTGCGTCTCTCGGCGTTCGGTGGCTCAAGTCGGAGGTGATTGTTTTTTCTTGTCGCGATTTGGCGTGATGAGCATCGGCCAGATAATGAACGGGGCGCAGACCATTGTTGAGCCGGAGCCGATCAGCACGCCGATACGTGATTGGATCGAGAAGATCAACTGGTCTAAAGCGCACACCGCATGTGCCACGTTCTGGGGAAACAGATACATCTTGTCGGTTCCGATTGGATCAGACACACCTAATTTCACATTCGTTTTTAATACAGTAACCCGATCCTGGTCTGGCTACTGGACTAACTGGACGCCCACGGTGTTCGCCGAGTCCGCGTTTGCTGGTGACTTGCGGATGCACTTTGGACAGACG